CCACCGGAGTTCACCGTCACGTGCTTCCCGCCGTTGCCGGAGAGTGTGGGCAACAGGTCGAAACCGTCCTCCACCAGCGCCAGCTCCGAGCGCATCGAAGCGGACGACCCGGAGGCTCCAGTCGCGGGGTAACCAGTCGGGGTGTAGTACGGATTTGCCATTACCGGATTCCTCGACGAGGCGAATAGTGCAGCGTGATGCTGTTGATAGTGAACGGCTGATTGAGCCTGCTGTTCGTGTTGACGATCATGGCGATGTTCTCGGCCGTGCCGTCGACCTGTGTCTCAGCAGGGAACAGCGTCTGCCCGTCCCAGATGAACGCGTCCCAGACGAACGAGTCCCAGAAAGACCCCGAGAACGGGACCGCGTACGAAGTCTCGGGCGGTTGGTCGATCGCAGACGAGCCGTACCCCAGCGAGTACCCGAAGTCGAAAGCGGCGTACCCGCTGCCGGTGATCTCCAGGGACGCCCTGCGGTACCTCTTCAGCACCCGAGCGTTGCCCTCTGACGCGTAGTTGAGCCGCAGGTACGCGCTGATCGCGGCACCGTCGAAATCGGGCCCAACCTCCATCTGGTAGACGTAGCCATTGTCAGACCCGAAGAAGCTCACCTCCGAGCCCGCCGACGACTCGCCCTCGCACCAGCACTCGACAGCGTTCGGGAAGTAGACAGGCATCGAGCCCAGCAGGCGGCCGTTGGCGATCGTCACGTACAGACCGAAACCGTCACCATAGAACACCCGGTACTGGCTCTTCTCCCGGCTGACACCGCTGGCCGTCGCCTGGCCGCGGTGGCTCTGGATGAACGGGCGCAGTTGCAGAGTCAAAGCAGAGGTGTTGAAGTTGCCGAACGCACGAGAGGTGCGCAGAGACATCACGCCCCTGTCGTCCAGCCCATATGCGTCGCTGACCGTTTGAACCGTGTACGCGGCCGCGCCCGTGCCCCTGTCGTACTGCACCAGGTTCCACTGGGATGCGACGGTGCCGTATAGGATGAACGTGTTGTTCTTTCCGTAAATCGCGAGAGACCCGGTTGTTTCGTCTCCGGGCATTGACTGGAAACAAGTGACCGTCTCCGGCATTACCAGCTCGCCGGCCCCGAACACGAGCGTCCACACGTAGGGCGTGCCCAGGCCGCTGTACTGCACAGATGAGCCGAAGCTGAAGAAGAGGTAGTTCTTGTGGACGGCCACGTGTAGGGGCGTGTCCACGCTCATGCCGGTCTTGATCGGCACGTAGACCGTCCCGTCGAACTCGAATCCCCTGTTGGCCCCGTCGGCGCCGTAGAGCCGGTTGGTCGCACCCGCGCCGCCCATGTTGGCGGTGACCGTCTCCACGCGTCCGCCAGGCTGCAAGGTGATTGCGGTCGCAGCGCCAGCGCAGTCGGCCCGCTTCGTGGTGACGTTCAGGTGCTCCGCCGCGGCAAAGGTCCCGGTCGTGCTCGACAGGATCAGCCTGCCAGAGCCTCCGAGCCAGGCCGTTCCACTCTCCAGGACCACTCGCGAGACGACCCCAGTCGCTCCGCTGGTAGCACCAACGACAGTGTCCCCCGCGACGATTGCTGTGCCGGTGCCGCCAGTGAATGGCAGCTCCCAGCCCAGAGCGACGCTGGTCCACCCGGACAGGCTCGACTTGTAGATCGCCATCGCCGTGGCGCCGACATTGTCCCGCCACGCGTAGACCGTGTTGCCGAGGTACGCGACGCCGCGGATCGGGCCGCTGCCGGGCACGGCCCCGATGTCCGCACGGTAGATGTCCGACGCGGCCGCGGTGTAGGTCGCGATCGCAAGAGAGTTGGCCGGGGCCACGCCGACAGCCGTGACCGTGCCGATCAGGCTCGCGCCGATGTACACGCTCGTGCCGACCGTGAACGTGCCGACGGCTTTCGTGTAGATGACGTTGTTGCCCTCGACCGCGGCGACCACGCCATTGATCGTGTTGGCCAGGTTCTTGATCGTGCTGCCCACAGACACGCCAGCCACCGAGCTCAGCGCGATGATCGTGAACGAGGCCGTGCTCGGGCTCTTGCGGCCGTCGAAACGCTCGTAGCCGGATATGCGGCTGTAGCCGCCGGTCGTGCTGACCTCGAAGTTCTGCGCGTCCCTCGCCACGCCCGGAGGCAGGCTCAGGGTGGGCGTGATCAGGTCCAGGCCGCCCGCCAGCTGGAACGTGTCATATCGTACCGGTGACGTGCGGATGGGGACCATATCAGGCCAGCGGGGGTCCGCTCTCAACGGGCAGGAGCTGGTCGATCAGGAGGGCAGGCTCAAGCTGCGAGATCCTGTCGTCTGCGCGGCCGATAACCTCGGGAGCGGACATGAAGATGCCGTACGCGCGCAGGGCCTTGTACGCGATCAGGTTGTGGAACCTGTCCGGCATGACCGGTGCGTCAGCGTCGGCGCTCAGCGCCACGGGGGTGCGGTAGAACTCGTACCCAATCGTGTACGCGCCGTCGGGGATGATCCCGAAGTAGAGGTTTTTCTGCGGGTCGATGCTGAACACGACAGGCCGGCTGCGCTGTGCGCGCATGGTCCCGTACTGGTACAGATTTCTGTACTGCCACCAGGGCATGTACCCGCACAGCATCTCGTCCGCGTAGTTGTTGCCAGCGGTCGAGACCCGGAAGCTGTCCCTCTTCCAGGCGCCCAGGATGGGCGTCCCGGAGGCCGTCCCGTCGTTCGTGGCCTTGGCCTGCTGGGGCGTGTACATGGCCTGGTTGGGGGAGGTGTTGAACTCCCCGCTGAAGCGCATGAACTGCCAGTCGGGCTGGCTGGTCTGGATGTCGTTCCAGGCGTTCGCGACCCAGGTCTTGAACCGAGACGATTCCGTGCTCAGCCCGGACTGAAGCGTGACCAGATCCCCGCCTGCGACACCCGCCTCGGTACGAGCCAGATTGACGAGCTGCAGGAAGGTGGCCATGTCAGGCAGGCTCCGCCAGGATGTTGGCCAGCCAGGCGCTGCCCTTCGGGTTCTTGTCCTCGGTCACGGAGAACGGGTACACGAGGCCCGTGTGGCCGCGCAGGCTGCCCATGTCGACCTGGCCCACGTAGCCCTCGGGGACGCTCTGCAGCCAGCGGGTCTCCTTCATCCGCGAGAGGACCTCCACGAATTTGCGCTTGAGCTTGACGGGTGCGTTGCGGAACACGACCGCGCGTTCGCCGTTGACGTTCAGGACGCAGTACGGAGCCGCGTTCGGGTCGGTCGTCGGGTGGACGACGATCGTGACGATCTCGTTCATGAACGACTCGTCGGCCGCGAGCTTGCCCAGGTCGGTCTCGGACACGACCTGGATCTCGGGCTGGTCGTCGATGACGTCGACCCCCGCGTCGAGAAGGCTTGCGATGTGTTCGGATTTGCGTGCCATGATGGTGGTTCCTCTGGTGGTGATGTGAAAAAGGGCCCGGCCGCCGCCTTAGCGATGGCTCAGGCCCTTATGACGAGAGAGTCGTCAGACCGCGGCGTTGGTCACGACGACGTTCGGCAGCGTGTGCAGCTGCACGGCCGTCTCCGAGGAGACGTTGGCCGCGTTGAAGTTGCTCGTGCCGAAGGTCCACGCGGCGGTGCCTGCCGTGTTCTTGTTCTTGATGACCTGGTACGCGATCGGGCAGAAGTTCGCCGGGACCGGGGCGAACGGCAGCGAAGCCTCGCCGATGCCGGTGCCGGTCGGGAAAGCCACGACCGGGCCCTGCACGAACCGCAGAGCGCCAGCGGCGTTCAGGCCGATCAGGAACACGCACGCCTGACCGCCCAGCAGGGGGACCGGAGCGGCGCCCGTGCGGACGTCGGTCGTCGGGGCGGCGGCCGCGCTGATCGTGGCCACGTTGTACTGCACGCCGCCGATCGTGTAGGTCGTGGCGTTGGTCGTGCTGATGTTCGTGTTCGCGCCGCCGCTGTTGGCGTACACGGCGTTGCCGAACTGGGCGGTGTAGCCCGAGCCTTGTTCGAGGTTGTAGGACATGAGATGTGTTCCTTTCGTCAGACCAGCTTCAGCACGATGACTTCGTACTGGGCGCTGGCGGGGTCGATTGCACCGGCAGTGATGTTGAGCGCGCGAACGGTGACGGTGTCAGCCGCGGACACACGAGCGTCGAAGACGACACCCGCGTTGACCGTGGCCGGCAGGCCCAGCAGGACGACGTCGTTGACCGACGCGCCGGGGACCGTGATCGTCAGGGCCTGGGTGGACACGGCGTTGATGGACGGGAAGTCCAGCGTGGCCACCGCGGCGAGGGTTCGAGCGACAGGGCTGCCGTTGTTCAGCAGCGAGTAGAACGCTTGATTGGACATGTGGTCGCTTCCTTGTCAGTTGCCCCCTCCCGGCTCGTCACCGGGAGGGGATGTCCATCAGAGCGCCGTCACGCCGCACTCGATGCGCGCCATCCAGGCCTCGTTGAGGCGGACGGCGGCGAACCAGGTGCTCGCGCCCACGTAGCCGAACTGGCCCAGCGGGTTGGCGTGGTTGATGTCGCCCGACTTCAGGACACGCGGCGTGATCGCGTTCATGCCCTTCAGCGCGACCTGGCCCCAGCAGTCCTCGCCGATCACCAGGAACGGGTACACGTCCACGTTCGAGGCGCCCAGCGACAGGCAGCCGTTGAGGGTCGACGAGCCGGCAGCCAGGAAGGCCGACAGCAGGGGCGACTTCAGGAACCGGAAGTCTTCGCAGGCGCCGATTTCCATCTCGTGGATCGGCTTGAACGAGCCGTACTCTTCCACGCGGGTGAAGCCCGGCAGGTTGCGGATGTCGGCCACCGCGTCCGTGTGAACGAACACGATGAACGCCGGCTGGACCGCACGGGTGCCGAAGTTCACGCCCGGGGCCAGGCGGGAGGTCACGCGCTTGGCGCGGTTGCTCTCCAGCGTACGGGCCGCGCGACGGAGGGCGTTCAGGCTGATCGGGGTGTTGACCGCCGACCGGCTGGAGCCGTTCGCGTAGACGATCGTCGAGCCGGCCTTCAGCACGCCGTAGCGGACCAGCTCCAGCACCTCGGCCATCGTCTCGCCCGTGATCTTGACCATCTCGCCGGGGATGTCATCCTCGTAGAGCAGCTCGACCTTGGACGAGAACTTGAACAGCAGACCGTACTGCTGCAGCTGGACGGTGACGTCCTGGAACGCCAGCGTGTTCGCGTTCGGCGTCGCGCCCTCACCCAGAACGAAGTTGTTCGGGGCGACGACGGGGGTGCCGATGTACCGCTGCGAGTTCTCGATGGTCGTGCCGGTCGTGCTGGCCGCGAACGGCAGCGTGCGACGGAAGACCAGCGTGTCGGTCGCGTTCTGCGGCATCTGGCGCTGGGTGCCGAAGTCACCGAGGACGGTGATCGGCTGAGCGTGAGCCAGCATGTCCTGGGCAGCGCGGATCAGGTTCCGCGATGCGACGGTGCTGTAACTTTGCAGGGCCATTTTGTGATTCCTTCAAGAAAAGAACGAGCGTTCTAGAGCAATGTCTTTTTCTGGGTCCGGGTGGCCCGGCCAGGACAGGTTGCCCTTCCTTCTGTTTACCGTTTGAACAACAACTCGAAGATTGTGCTCAGTGTGCAGGCCGCAAACCAGCGGGCTTTGCAGAGGAACGATGTGGTCAACTTCCCATTTTTCAGAGGTGAGCTGCGATCGCATTCTTGCTAGCGCGTACATCTCTTCGATGAGAAATTTGTCAGCCCAAGCCGGCAGTTGCTTCCGCAAGGCATACGCCTTGTTTTTGGCTTTCACCTTCATTGGGTTTTCTGCATACGCCTTCCGGTTTTTCTCCCTCCACTTTTGCCGAAACTCCTCGGGGCGAGCTTTCGCCGCGGCGTTCATGCTGGCCCGGTTTCTAGCTCTTGCCAGCTCCGGATTTGCATTTCGCCGAGCGAGAGCTTTGGCGTTGATCAGGGCTCGGTTTTTCTCCCTGTACCGCCTACACGCCTCTCGATTCGCTTCTTTGGCCTCTTCAGATGTCATTCGATTCTCTTACGCAGTGGACTTACTTTCCCGCTCACGGGCCATGTATTCCCACTGTTCGGCCGGCGACATGTCTTCGAATGTCTTCGTGACTTTCGCCGGCCCCGGCTTGGTGGTGACGGCGGCCTGCAGCTTTTGCTGCCTCTCGGCCTTGACGTCTGCCACCGGCTTGCCCCTGTCCGAGTGGAACCGATCTAGCATCTCGATCGCGTCGAGACCGTTTCGGCTCCCTGCCAGTGCTTGCACGTCTGCTGGCTGGTTCGCAAACCACGCCGAGAACTCCGGCGTGTTCACGTCCTGCCTCCAGCTCTTGTGCTTCACCGAGACCAGGGCTTCGTTGTACTGCTTCTCCAGCAGAGCTGCGGCCTCTCCGGTTCTCTGCGAGACCAGTTGCTCGACCTGCTCCTGCGACAAACCGCTGCCGCTGAGCTGGCCCAGCCTGGACTCGACATAGGACTGAATGCCCTCGCCCCACTCGGGGAAGTCCTGCTTCAGAGCTGCCCACTTCTCAGGGTCAGCCTGGGCCGCTGCGATCTGCCTCTGAGTCGGCTGCTCGGCAGGCTGCGCCTGGCGGGCTTTCGCAAACTCGGACTGCAGTGCGCCGATGCGCCCCTTTGCTTCCTTGAGCTCGTTGATCAGCTGCTGCTGAGAGGCTGCCATCTGGTCGAACCGCTCCAGTCTGGCGCGGACGTCCGGGTGCAACCCCTCGTATGGATCGACCGGTTTCTGCTCGGGCTGCTGCTCGACTTGAGCCTCGACTGCGGGCGCTTCGGGCAATTTCTCCGGCGGGTTCTCCGGCGGGTTGTCGCTGCCCTCACGCTCTCGCTGTACCGATTCCCATTCGGCCGCTGCTTGAGCCAATTCCTGGTCTGCCATTTCCTACCCTTGCGTCAAAGATCGGTTGCCGTCGGATTGCCCGAGGGCCCCATTCGCGACTTCCGGGCCACCTCTTCAGGTAACGCGAGAAGCCTCTTCAGCGCACGTATCTCGCCTCTCAGGGCGCACGTCTGATCGCGGTCCAACTCCATCGAATCGTTGCGTTGCCGCAAACGACCGATCTCTTCATTGGCCCACTTCTGGACATGCGCCCAGTCGAGGTTCGAAAAATCGTTCACTGGTGGAGTGGTTCTCGACGCAATAGTGATGTGCTATCGAGACTGAAGCCATGATATGTGAGCCAGACTGTCCTCGCAAGGCGGCATCATTCAACCCATGAACGAGCCGACGTTGGCGATGAACCCCCGCAATTTGCGGATCGGGATCTCTTCAGGGATGTCCGACTGAACCGACCACGAGCCGAGGTAAGACCCGATCGAGTTGTTGCGAACGACCCACGAACCCGGGAACGTGGCGGTGTTGATCGAAGCTCGAATCGTCCACGAGCCGGGAGAAGTTGCGGTCTGAGTGTTCCGGACAGTCCAGGCGCCGGGCTGCGTCTGGCTTTCGGAGTTGCGAATGGACCACGAGCCCGGGAAGGTCGCCTCGTTGTTCTGCCCGCGGATCGTCCACGAACCAGGAAGGTTGGCGGTGTTGATCTGATTGCGGATCGTCCACGAACCTGACTCGGTGTCCGTCGACTCGTTGCGGACCGTCCACGCGCCGGACCAGGTGCCAAAAGCGGTCGTGATCGAGGAGTCAATGGACCAGGACCCGGCAAAGGTTTGAGTTGCCCCGTTGCGAATTGTCCAAGCGCCGGAGTTCGTCTGAGACGCGGCGTTGCGGATCGTCCAGGCGCCGGAGTTGGTTTGTGACGCTGAATTGCGGAGTGTCCAGGAACCGGGGAAGGTTTGACTTTCCGCGTTGCGGATGACCCATGCCCCGGCAAAGGTCTGGCTCGCTCCGTTGCGAATCGTCCACGAGCCAGAGTTCGTCTGGCTCGCTTCGTTCCTGATTGTCCAGGAGCCGGAGAAGCTAGAGGTCGCGGTCCCGCTTGACGGCGTCGTGCTGGGATTGGCCGCCCAGGGTAGTGTCGCCCACGGTGACCCGGCCCAGGCCATGTATTACCGGCCCTTGATCAGTCCACGGACGATTCGCGCAACGTCGCTCAATGCCTCCCGGACCTGAGCCGGGGTCATGACTTTCCTGTCCTGGTCGATGGCTTCCAGGCGGGCTTGCACGGCCTTGCGCCTGTCATCAGCTGCCTTGGTCTCGGTGATGCCCGCAGGGCTGCGTCCGATGCGCTTGCTCATGCTGCCTCCGGCCATGCGACGACGACCGCGTCGATCTCGGCTGCCGATGTGGCTGCCTGGACCTGGGCCGTCGCCGCGTTGCTCGCGTCGATGTGCCGCTCGATCCAAGCCCTGCAGGCGATGGCGTCGCTCTCGGGGTACACGCCGAGGGCCGCGTTGCTCTGCGCCCACAGGGGCCAGACGCTCTCGATTCGGCGGCCGGCTTCGTAGTTGATCTGGGCGATGCGCTGGGCCTTCAGACTGTCGATCACCCACTGACTGAGGTTCCCCTCCGCGATCTGAGCCAGCATCTCGCTTGCCGTGTCGTAGTCGCACGGCGTCGGGGCGAGCTGGAAGCTGCCGACCGGGGCTTGGCTCGACCAGAAGTCGGCCTCGCTTGCGTAGATGTTGACCGTCGCGCGCCCGTCGGCAATCGCGTCCACATGAGCGACTCGGCCGTCTGAGTAGTGTGCGAGTTTCATGGGTCAGACTTTGTTGAAATACGGAGACAAAACGCGATTGTTTGTGATTGGCGTGTCGGATACGTCGCCCGCAATACGTGCGGTCGTGCTGTTGTTAGGAACGCAAAAAACGCGGCCATCGGACATAAGAACGCCAGCGCTAAACTGCGATGTGCCAGACGGGTAGGTGCCGGAAGGCGTTGAAAGCGTGTTCGTTTCCGGGTTAAAAATTCGGGCTGCCGTTGTGTTGCGAGGTACTGTAAAAACTCGTCCGTCCGGAAGAAGCACACTGCATTGCATTGCCGGCGAACCGCTTGGATATGTAACGCCCGGATTGGTTGTTTGATTTGTCAGCGGGTTATAAATACGTACCGATGTGCCATTGAAAGGCGAACAAAACACGCGGCCATCGTTTAACAAAACACCACCAGCGAGCCCGTTGGCCCCTGGGTAAGAACCACTAGGCGTTGAAAGCGTATCTGTTCTCGGGTCATATATGCGTGCCGTGGTGTTTACAAAAGGCACCATAAACACGCGCCCGTCATTCATCAGCACGCCGGCATAAAATGCGAGCCCGCTGCCTGGATATGTGCCAGACGGTGTTGACAATGTATCTGTCTGCGGGTCGTATATACGGGCTGTAGTATTTACTGAAGGCACTATAAATACCCGCCCATCAGCCAAAACCACACCGCCTAGAAAAGAATATGCGGCTGTTGGAAATGTTACGTTTGGCGTTATTGTTGTGTTTGTACGCGGATCGTATATGCGCGTAGTGCTGGAACCCGAGGGAAGGCAAAATACACGGCCATCTTGAAGCAAGACGGCAAATACTAAAGCTTCAGCAGTGCTCGGGTATGTACCGCCGGGCGTAATAACCGTGTTTGTGGCCGGGTCGTATATGCGCGCCGTTGTGGAGTTGACGGGGACGCAAAATATACGACCGTCTTGCAGCACGACCGCGCCGGCCAAAGCGCCTAGACCTGGGAACGTGCCCCCCGGAGTAACGACCCCCTCACCACTCGGCCGAGAATTCGCCGCCTGCTTTCGCAGCAGCAGCGAGTACGCCTGCCAGTTGGTCCCGCCGCCCAGCGTGCCAAGATCGACCTGGGTATTCAGCCCCTGCCACCCGTCATAGTCGTAGCCGTTGCCACCGTCAGGCGCAGACTCAGGCATCGGTGCCGCGTGCGGCACCTCTGCAATCGCGCTGCGGGCTCTGGGCGAGTAGCCCAGCGCTACGGTGTCGGCTGACCGGCGCATCAGACGTACTGGCGGACCCAGCCCGTGAGCGTGACCGTCTTGGCCGACGTGACCGCGACGAGTGACTTGGCGACCAGCTTGCCGCCTGCCGGGATGTATATCACGCGGATCGCGTCGGGGCTCACGTTGCCCACCACGTTCAGCGCGTTGATGAGCGCAGCGGCGCCATCGGTACCCGACAGCGTGACTGCCCGCACCGTGCCGATGAGGTACTGGGTGCTGCTGACCTCGACGCCGATCTGGATGTTGACGGTGGCCGTGTCGTCCGAGCACAGATTCAGCGCCTCCAGGCGCACGACGGCAGAGCCCGCAGAGTTGTCGTACAGGGTGACCCAGTTGGTCGAATCGCTGTTGACAATCGTCTTGTTGACGCCTGCGACGCCGCTCGGGTATACGGGATTTGCTGCCATATGATTTCCTTACATTGCGCCGAGCGTCTGCGCGACGGCCGAGGTTGTTGCGTTGCCGGTGGCGACGGTGGTATTCCCGAAGCTCGCAGGCGCGATCACGCTGACGATTGCGGCGGAGGTGAGCGAGATGGCCGAGCCGGTGCTGCTGTTCTCCAGCGTGCCGCGGGTCAGGGTTTTCGGAGAAGCGTCGTGATCGTACACACAGCCGGTCGCCACTTCCCACGCGGTGCCCTCAACGAACAGGCAGGAGAAACTCTTCCCATCGTCGCCGATGGCGAACGTGCGGAATCCGCTGACCGCAGCGCTGGGATTGATCGTGCCGGTCCCCGGGCTATTGGAGACCGTGCATTGGAGCCTATTGACGTGGGTGTCGGGCATGGATCAGCTCGGGATCAAGACGTGTAGTCGGCGGCGAAGTTGAGCTGCCAGTTGTCGTTCGCGCTCGCGGCCGCGGAAGCGCTGACCGTACGACGCAGCCAGATCGCCTTGTGCTGACCCGCGGGGATCGTGCCCAGCGCCAGGCCGGCGCCCTGCGACGACGGCGCGCTGAAGGACACGCTCGTCGGGGCGGTCGACTCGTTCGCGATCGTCTGCTCGGTGCCG